CTATTTGTTCAGCTCTTTCTTGTAGAGGGTCTATACCCGCTACAAATTTAGGACCATATACTTTTCCTAAATCAGCTGTTTTGTATGTACCTAAAGCATCTTTAAGTGTATCTAAATATAATTTAGCTTCAGATTCTAAAAATTTTGGTGGAAATACTGATGTTGTTGCTGTTGCCATTATGCTACCTTATTCTCTAATTTTTTCATTTGGTTATATAATCTTTGCGCTCCTTTTTCAATGTTGCCATCACCCATTCCTCTTACAGCATCAGCTGTCATTACGAATTCGTTTTTGCTCAACATTGCCGGAACATCATCTGCTTTTTCTTTAATACCAACTGGTACAAAACCACCAGTCTCTCTGTAATCTCTTTCCATAATTCCTGCTTGGTTAGTTCTCATGATACCTGTAGGCATTGAACCACCCATAGCCGCTTCAGATCTTTGTTCAAATAATTCCCTAGCTTTTTTAGCAGCTTCTTCTGGAGACATACCATCATCTAAAAGATCTTCGTATATTCGTTCTAGTAATCTTTGATTAGTTTCATCTGACATAGCCATTTTCATATCTGTGCCTTCAGCCAATCCAACACGTCCACCTGTTGCATATTCAGAAGTATTTACAGATACAAATTCTTCAACTTCCTCTGGTCTTGCATCTGGATTTAATTTCATGTAACCACTTCTTAAATATGATTTAAGTGCATCTACATCTTGCGGTATTTCATTTGGATTATCTGTATCTACCCCTGCAGCTTGTAATGCAGCCGCTACTCCAGTTCCTAAAGCAGCCACTCCTAATGTAGATTTAAAAGTAGAGGGTTGAGTGAACATACCTCTTAAAGCACTAGTGATCCCACCAGTTCTTTCATTAGGCATAACTCCTCTTTCTCTTCCAAATAATAAATTTGTTGGAATGCTTCTTAGTGCGCTAGTTTGAGGTAACAAACCTCTCATACCAAAAGCTCCTCCAGGTAAACCAAAAGCACCTATACCTAAAATAGCAGCTTTACCTAAAGGTGATTTAGCAGCTTTGGCTACACCTTTAACAGCACCCTTAACACCTTTAGCTATAGATTTTACCAGGCTTCCTAGCCCATACAATTGTCTTGGTTCTTGCATTCTTGATATTGTCATAATTTAGCCTAAATTTTATTTAAATGGCAGGCATAGATATCCTGAAATATCACACTTTATTTGATTTTTGTCTTATCGTCAACTGGTTTTGCAGGTGCTGTGCCTTGAGTTAGATCATCAAAAAATCTACCACAATACTGAAACTCACCCACATGAGTGATATAATCCATGATATAGATATATACTTTACCACCCATATCAGTCCATCTTTGACAGAAGCCAAAATCCTCACCAAAATAACGCTTGGTTTCTGGTTCATGGATCGTGTCAAAAAGGTTATAAAAGTTCTGTTTTTTAACTTCTTTTCCGTTTATATTTGTTGGCTGAAATATCTCTAATTCTGGATGTTTTTTCATCATATCTTCCAACACTTTTCTTTTAATCAACATACATCCAGTAGGTGCATGTGTTACTTCTACTACGCCATTATCAGATATAATTTTATTTTGATCTTCTAGTTTTAAAGGAAATGTAAAGCCTCCTTTTCTTAAATCATCAGCAGAGTTTATGGACTGTTTAGTATGCATTCTTCTCCATACCTTATCAAAGTCAAATGTCTTCATAGGATATGGGCAGGCTATTACATCCTTATCTGCTTTAAGCATTTTCTCTATGGTGCTAAAATTAAAGTCTATATCAGAGTCTATAAATAAAAGGTGTGTATATCCATCTGCATGATTTAACATTTCTGCTACGCATAGGTTTCTACCTTGTGTAACCAGAGAAGATTTCATCAATGTAAAACTAACTAATATCTTTCTCATTAGACAATCTTGTTGAAACTTTAAAACTGCTTGACAGTAATGCATTGAAACATCACTGTGCACCGGAGTACATACCATTATTCTATGGGGTGACTTGTCTTGAGGTGCGCTTAAATCTATTGTTTCTACTTTAGGCTCACTATTGAACCAGATAGGTTGATTAGGATTAGGCATTAATTACTCCATTTAAAAATGTTTGCCATTGTTTTCCTATCTTATTCCAATTGTAATATATGTTTGCGTAATGTGATTGTGACTCCAAATGATTATGTATTTGTTTATCATGTATTGTTTTTGAAGCCTGCTCAATTGCAAAGGCAAACTTCTGAGCCAGTGCTCTAAGGTTGTTATCATATGGCACATACATAGGAAACTCGGCGCCTGTTTCATACAAAGCTCCTAAATCTGTTGTCACACAGTACAAACCTGCTGCCATACATTCTAACAAAGATATACAAAACGTTTCTTCAAATACGCTAGGATAAACATACATGTGATAATTTTTTAGATTATCTTTTATGTATTGATTTGGTTTATATCCAATGTAATTTACATTCGGTAATTGTCTTGCCTGCTCATACAGTTCTTTATAGTTATGATCATTTTGTTCATAGAAACTTTTACCATATACTTCAGTTGATGAGTAAACATCCAATGTAATCAGTGGATTCTTAACCAGCTGCATTGCTCCTAATAATACCGATAAGCCTCTCCAGGGTGTGTTCTGATGAATAAGACGTATAGGTCTTCCAAGCTGATAAGGCTCTGCCTTCTCTATTTTATCAATACCATTCTTTATAACAACAGATCTATTGGTTGGAATATTGAAGTGGTATCTAAATTTTTCATAAGTCCAGTGAGAATTAAAAACATACCAATCATACTTAGAATGATTTTTGGGATCACTAAACCAAGGAGCTAGATTAGGTTGATCGTAAGAATTCTTTTGCCACAATATATTTTTCTTTGTAGGATGTAAGGGAATCTTTTCTGGTACAGAAGTACATATCTGTACTTTGTCTAATACATTTTTATCTACATACTTTTCTAGGTATTCGAACTGTAACTCAGTTCCACCTTTTGGATCTTGATTCATTCTTTATTATTCCTTCTATAATTTTGTACGCCATTATCGCTTCTTGCGATGTGTTATAACCAGGACTACTACATACAAAAATTTTGTCAAACCTTCTTTTCTCAATAGAATTAAGGCTAAAATCAAATTTAAATGTTTTTATTTTTTGTTTAAATCTTTGATAATTATCAAAACCCATATGTTCAGACTCAGGATTGCAAACCCATAAATAATTTATTCTTGTAGGAAACATATTTGTTAAATGAAACATCCAATTACTTTCTTCTAAAGTAGCATGGATTTTATATGCGTAATCATGATGGTGATCTATATTGTATATGTTAATTTCTTCAGCACAGTTCAAAGGAAATAGCTGATATATATCATGGTGATCGTAAGCCAAATGTATTTCTTCGTGTGTAACTAGTAAAGGAGCAACAAAACTAATTAAATCAGTTAATTGTTTTTTACTGTTAACCCAATCACAATCTACAGACAGAACATCAAGTGTTTTTTTCACTATCCTTTTTCATAACTTTCTGAAGAACTTCTAAACCTTTCGGCGAAACCTGAACAGTAACATCTTGTGCTATATCAGGACCCTCTTTCTTCTCTGTATAAACTTCTCCGGTTCTTGTATTTCTGTATGTGACTACAGTTGTACATTCTATTTTAGGTATATCTTTATCCATTTTCTTGAGATCTATCTATCAAAAGATAGCTTATTTGTCCAGTGATCTCGTTGGCTGTATCTGCTTGCATTTTTAATACATCGCCTTCTTCCATATTAATTACATTCAAAGCCATATTAGTTGACGCTTTATTTAATTCTACATGACATATTTCTACATCAGAGCCACCTGATTTTTTTAAATATAAATCTACATCAACATTACTAACTGTAGCATGGCTGGCTTGAACAGCTTTTACAATAGCTACTGATGAAGTATTAATTGTTAAAACAGTTGTAAGATTTGTAGTTGTTAAATTAAACGTTTCACTTTTATAAAAATTTGCCATTAACTAAAAAACCAGTTTTTCTGGTCCTCCTCATTTCTTAAGTCTTGTTGAAAAGAAAAATTTAATTGTGACTTCATAGTTGTTAAAGACTCAGTAACTTGTCTTTGATTTTCAACGTCGTATTCTTCTTTTGGTTCTGGTATGTATGCAGTTATCTTAGCCATTATCTACCAACTCCACCTCTCATACTTTGTAAGTCTTTAGATCTAGTAGCAGCTTCTTTTGCTGCCACACTTCTTCCTCTATCTCCTCCAACATCATACATTCCAGCAGCAGTTCTTAGATCTAATTGTTTTTGAATAGCTGCGGTTTCTCTTAGATTCTTTTGTCTAGCTCTTTCTCTAGCTTCTGCACCTCCATATCTTCTCATATCTAAATAGTCCATTAGGTTTTTAGATCTAAAGAAATCACTTCTAGGTATTCTAGATAATGACTCTATACCTCTTCTCGCTAGATTGAATGGAGTAGGGATTTTACCCAATACTTCAAGTAGTTTTGCTATTCCTGTTTTAGGTTCAGCTCCAGGTAAATACTGTACCTGTTCTTCATCTTCTTCGTTTGCTACACCATAAGAAGGATCTATGCCTAAATCTACTAAGCCACCTGTAGGAGCCATTGGGTAAAAAGAGTCTGCGTTTACAGACTCAGGGTATATATCTGAACTTCCATACTCAGGGTATATCATTTCATAATATTTATTTTGTAAAGGGTTTACTCTTAGGGTGTCTATACCTGTAAAAGTATTTTTAGGTTTTAAAAAGGAAAATGGATCCATTATCTTCTCCCATCCGGTTGAGCATCTAGTCTCAACGTTCCATATCTCCAGGTTTGTCCTTCACCTAGATTTTCTATTCTAACTGAAACTAATCTTCCTCTAGCCCGAGTATCTACCTTATCAGTAGTTGTCTTAACTGTAAAGGGCCCAAGAGGTGAACTAACTGCTACATCATCTGGATAAGAACTAACAAACAGAGTTATTGTTGCATCTCCAGTTTGATATTTAAAGTCTGGTATAAAACGTCTGACAGCCATAAAGAACTCACCATCTCCTCTAAAATCAGCAACACCTGTTGAGTCACCTAATGCACTTCTTCTAGTTGTAATATCCCAATCCCCTGATCTAATAAATGCAGGGATAGCTACAGTGCTTGTACTATTTACTTGATCAGTTCCTGTTTCATGTTCATAATAAACAGATGCTCCATATTTATTTGTGATACCTAAAATATCCGGAAACGTTGGAGCCAAAGTATCATCATAATCTGTAGCGTAAGGTTTACTAAATACACCTTGATCAACATAACTTGTTCTATCTAAAGAACTTGTTGTCCAAACTTTTTCTGCCCAGTTGTAAGTTACACAACGATCTATTTGTCCCGAACCTGATTTCGGATAAAACCAATTTACTTCTGTGTATAAATTATTTGGTGCAGAATATACTACATCTCTTGCATCAAAGTTAATTCCAAGATTATCTCCGTCTGTACTAAATACAAAATCCTCAACCAAAGAAGGCAATGACTTAACAGTTCCGTCGTATACAAAAAAGCCTCCCTCTGATCCCATCCAAAATATAGCTCCGTTTGAGAAGGTGGCGGCGTGTTGACTAATACATCCACAGTTCGTACCAACCTGCCTAACAGAGAATGTAAATGGTGGTCCAACAAACTGAATTACATATGCAGCTAAATCAGTTATGACGAATACATAATCTTTACCTTGAAGAGCTGCTCTTATTTCATTTCCTGTATCTAATCTAAATGTACCTGCAGTGTTTGTAGCTGTTGGTGTATATGTATTTATATCTTCTTGATTAGAAAATCTTATAAACATTGGATCTTGTGTAGACGTATCACCAATTGTTGTTTCAGTTCCAAAATGAAATAAATGTCTATCCCTATCAGACACTAATGTCATTCTACTTCTTGTAGGATTGTTTGTAGTTTGAAAATTCGTAGTGGTTGTAGATGCTCTAATTGTTCTAGCATTTGTAGCTCCGGCATTCCATGTAAATGTTCTACCATTAAATATGGTTGCAACTAATATTTGACCAAAGTTATCAAGGCTCCAGTTGCCTGGATCCAGAATCACGGAACTTGTTGCTCTA